GCTGTGTAACTTAATCTCTTCCAGTTACTTGCCATTACTTCGTTACCTACAGTTGAGTCTCCTGAGTCACCTGTTGGTGTAACGTATAAGTTGTCAACCAATGTTGTGCTGTTTGCAGTGAATGTTCCGTAAGCGTGTGCGTTACTTGTTCCAAAACCTGCATCATCTAGTGGATTGCCTGATGTGTTGTTCATTCTAAACTCACCACCTAAGTTGTGTGTGATTTCTATCGCACCTTTAAATTCACCTGAGGCAACAACTTTTGCTGTCAAGTTTGTAAAGCCTGCATTAGTAAACGCTGTAACAAAGTCTTCTGCGTCACCTAAAGTAGAACCATCTCCTGAAATCATTGTAACAGTTTTTGCCGCGTTCAATGCTTCTTGGTTCTTGATAGATTCTCTTACTGTGAAAGTTTCGTTTGCTGTGAAACTTGGTGAAGTTGTTTTAGATCTTATTGTTGTCACTCCGCCTTCGTATCTGAATAATTGGAAGTTACCTAGTGCATTTCCTTCGTTAGGTGCTGAATTATCTGCTTCAGTGACATTGTACTGTGCGTATAATGTACCAACTGATAAACCAGTTCCACCTGTTGATGGATCTAAGTTGAAAATTGCAGAATGATGATTAGTGTGTAGAGGTGAACTTACAGTTGAGAAAGATCCAGATGATGCACTGTAAAGTTTTGAAACAATGTTTGCACCTGAGTTTGCACTTGTAGTTTTGAACCATACTGATCCAGTTGGTCTGTTCTCCTCTGCTGTTTTCCAAGTTGGTCTTGATGTGTGCGCCGCTTGGAAGAATAAAGCACCATTGTATGTACCTGCTGTAATTCCTAGTTCGCCCATTAATCCTGAACCTTCTTCAATTCTTATCGTGTTGCTACCTGCTGAAGAATCTCCAATATCTGTTCCGTTATGGAAGATTTTTAAGTTTCCAGAAACTGGATCAACTGCCGCTGAGATACCATTCAATGCCGCTCCGTCACCACCATCACTTGATAGGTTGATAGCAGTTGCAACATCTGATAATGCAGTACCACCAGTTGTTACTGTTACACCATTTAACTGCATAGTTGCAGAGGCGGTTACAGTTGTACCTGAAGTAACTTCGAATACTGCATGTGAGTTGTGCCAAGCGTTTGTACCAAGGTTCACCCAGTCATTATCGTAGTTCTTGAAGTAAATTTTGTTTGTTACGTGTGTTGTGTTTACAGCATAGTCACCTATTGCACCTAGTGAAGTTTTTGGTGCACCTGTTGATGAGTTTCCTACCAGGTCAGAAACTGAAGTTATCAACGTTGGTGTTTTTGCTGTGAATTTTTGATCCGTCTGTGACCATTCAAATATTCCGAAACTAGTTGATGCAAGGTCAAACCAGTAAGTTCCATCTGTAGGTCTTGCTGTCGGAGCCGATGCACTTCCTACTAACTCAGTCAAGTCAACATTTGCTCTTAATACAAAGGCTCTGTTGGCAATTCCTAAGAAAGAGTAAGCGGCTTGTAGTCCGTATTCGTTCAATTCATATCCGTGTAATGGATTGCCCGATGCGTCTTGATAGAATTTTGGATCTCCAAAAGTCTCTGTTAATTCTCTTTGTGATGAAATTAAAAACGCAGTGTTGGCATTTGCCGTTTGCGTTCCTGATGCTGTTTTGTCTCCAGCACCGCTTAATTTGTCTTTTCCTGATGCTACTATAAAAAGAGGTGTGCTACCCGCATCTGATGGTACGTAAAAACTTTCGTTTATTACACTAACCTCTACTCCTGGTGATGTTAAAGCCATTTTCCGTTTTCTCCTTGCAAGTTATAACGTATACTGCTGTATTTAGTGAATAGTTCCGTTTTAGTGGTAAATTCCTGTGATTCTTAGGTGCCTATATAGGCAACGTAAATAAGCATATGTCGTACAGAAACAGGCCTATATGCAAATTATGTAAAGCCAAGCCAAGGGCCTATGCTTATCGCAAAGGTAACAAGATATACTGGCGAAGCCTATGTGACACCTGCAACAGAAAGAAAGCAGGCAAAAAGATAGGTGGCATTACACCTTTACAGCGTTCAGGTTACAGGAAGAAGAAAAAGTGTGAATTGTGTGGATTCAAGGCGCAGAATCAAACTCAATTAGATGTGCTTTTTGTGGACGGAAATCTAAGGAATATTGCTGTGGGTAATCTTAAAACGGTATGTGCTAATTGCCAGCGGTTAAGCGGCGTCAGAAGACTGGGATGGAGAGTAGGGGATCTTGTTGCTGACGAGTAATTTGTCAACCTTTTCTGAAAGTGCTTCTTTTGTACCATTGTTTTCAATCACATAGTCAAATTCTTCTTTTGCCCAGGCATATTCAGAACTGTGTATTCCTGTAGGTTCGATGTTACCCTCTACATAATTTGTGAACCATTCTGGATCCTCACCTCTTTTTACAAGTATTATCTTGCCACCATGTTCTCTGATCCTTTTTACCTCGTTGGGAAATCTTGTGTCTGAAATCACAGTGTTTTGTCCTTTATATCTACCTATGCAACTGTCCACCCAGATAGCATCATACATATTGCCACGCATAACTTCGGTGCCAAAATGCTGTAACACCCATCTCGGAGTGACAGGCTTGCCGAATTTTTCGCTCCAGAAAGTATCCGGTTGTTCTCTCCAGTGTCTACTTGATTCTGTGTTGCCTTCTAGCATTTCCCTATCCCAATTGAACATTGCCGATACAGCATCTTTTAAACTTTTTGCAAAACTATCTCTCGTGTAACCGTGTTGTGTAACCAGATGTTCGGCCACAGTATCTTTACCAGAACCTATCAGTCCTACTATTCCTATAAGCATTTGTAGATTATACTATTTTTTGAGTCTTTTTTCAATCTCTAATTTTGCTTCTTTTACCGCACCCAATATGGTTTTTCTTATATCTAATTTTTTGCTTTTGAGTGCGGCGATAGAAACATTTTCAAGATCGTCAACAATTTCTTCTAATTCATCGATAGAACAATCTTTATATCTTTTGTAACTAGAATCTGTCATGACACTTTTATTTAAATCTAAAAAATTTAGAATTAACCAATAACAAAACTGTGTGGAGTTCCGCCTTCTGAATAGTTGCCTATCTCTGCTTCAAGTCTTTCCATTTCGGCAAGACCTTGCTGTTTTAGTTCTCCACCGTTTAAACTTGTACCGCCTTGTGGACTTGCGATAGTATTAAACTTGCCTCTTGCCTCTCCAAGCATAACCTTGGAAACAGCCAAAGTATAGTCTCTTATCCAAGGCTTAGAATAGATATCTTTGAATAGAGTTATGTCTGGTCTGAAGTTGTCTGTATGCATCAAAACTGTTTCGTTGTCCGCTCTAGGTCTTTGTGTGATAGTCAGTTTTTTAGTTGCCACATCAAAATGAAACTGGATAAAACTACCAAATAGTTTTCCTACTAGTTCTTGATAACTTGCAAAAGCATAATAAGTTGCAAGTCCGCCTGTTGCACCTGCTCTCAATAGGTAGGTATTTGTGTAAGCAAGGTTAAAAGGTTCGAAAAGTGTGCCACCTTCGCCTCCCTCTGTTCTTGACCCAACTGTTCTTCTGTTCAAGTTTCTTACGTTGATGATTTCATCTGGTAATATATAAACGTTCTGATTTTTCTTAAGTTCAAGAAAAGCATATGATTCTTCAACAGCATTAGATGATCTCTGTCTGAATTTGTTTATCGCTCTTTCTAGCGCCGTTTGATAGTGTTTTGGGTCCAATTCAACGTCAATCATCCCTTCACCGAGGTTGTTTTTGACGTAATCAAATATCTCTTGTTGACCTGTTTGTAGTTCTGACATACACATATTTATAGTCGTTGTGCATTCAATAAATATGTGTGATATGCCAAGATTATCCATTTTCAAGCCAGAGAAAGGCGCTGACTACAAGTTCTTTGATCGCAACATCAAAGAGATGTTCACGGTGGGCGGAACTGACCTACACTTCCACAAATACCTCGGGCCATACGATCAAGGAGATACAAACAAGGACGGGGAGGCAAGTCCAACGCAACCTCAATATTCTGGGGACAGCCTTAATGAAAGAACAATACAGGACCTTTTGTTCTTGGAAAACAGAGATAGGAAATATGCTGATGATATCTACATAGTGCGTGGCATATACAACGTACAAGATCAAGATTTCAATCTCTCGCAGTTTGGAATGTTTTTGCAAAATGATACATTGTTTTTGACAGTGCATCTCAACGACATAGTCGAACGTATCGGAAGAAAACCAATGAGCGGAGACGTAATCGAACTACCTCACATGAAGGATGACTTTTCACTTGATGAAACCATACCTATAGCACTCAAAAGATACTACGTTGTAGAAGATGTGAACAGAGCCGCGGAAGGATTCTCGCAGACTTGGTGGCCGCATTTATTGAGATTAAAAATGAAATCACTCGTTGATTCTCAAGAATACAGAGACATCGTAGGAGATGCCACAACAGATAATTCATTGGCAAGTTATATGTCAACGTTCAATAGAGAAAAAACAATTAACGATCAGATTGTTGCACAGGCAGAAGCGGATGCACCTAAGTCAGGCTTTAATTATAAACAATATTATGTTGCTCCTATTGATGAAAGAGGCAACATTAGAACGGATAATGTTAACACAACAGATAGAGTATCTTCGGACAAAACTATTAATGCTACAATAGACACACCTGCAAGTTCGCACTACGGATTTTATTTGGATGGAGATGGAGTAGCACCAAATGGTCATCCGGCAGGCTTTGGTATTAGTTTTCCTAATGCA